CCTATATGGGAGGCAGGGGACGGGTGCATGACAGACAAGGACACCGAACGAGTATGGTGTGTATTTGGGAACCCCAATCTTCCGAAGGGCCGCTTCCGCGAGTGTTTTCCTGGTGGACGCTTCTCGACGGTCTGGCACAGCCGGTGCGTAGACTCGAGGACGATCAGCTTTACTGATAAGGGCGAACTCAATCGATGGGTGCAGGAATATGGAGAGGACAACGACTTCGTCAGGGTTCGTGTCCGTGGCGTATTCCCTCGTGCCGGAACGATGCAGTTTATCGACGACGAGGTCGCCAGTCAAGCTGCGCAACGGGAACCTGGCGTACACCTTTACGACCCCCTCATTCTCGGAGTCGATGTCGCTCGTTTTGGTGACGACGCAAGCGTTATCTACATCAGAAAAGGAAGAGATGGCCGAACGATTGCTCCACTACAGTTCAGGGGGCTGGATACAATGACCCTAGCTGGAAAGGTAGCAGAGACCTATGCTCGATACTCAGCAGACGCAGTATTCGTTGATGGAGGAGGTGTTGGTGGGGGCGTCATTGATCGCCTTCGTCAACTGCATGTTCCCGTTATGGATGTGCAGTTTGGTGGTAAACCAGATGGACTTGGCTTTCTTACCGGCGATGAAGGAGTCAAGTACGCGAATAAGCGCGCTGAGATCTGGGGTTCCATGCGAGCCTGGCTCAAGTCTGGAGGGTCTATCCCACATGACCAAGAACTAACCCAACAACTGACTAACGTTCAGTACGCTTTTAATCTGAGGAATGAGATTCAGTTGGAGCGGAAGGAGGACATGAAGAAGCGCGGGCTTTCGTCCCCTGACATTGCAGACGCACTAGCCATAACGTTTGCTCAGTATGTTTCGCCGCATATGATGGCTGGACGCGAAGGTCCGCGCAAGTCCCTGGTCGAATCCGAGTACGATCCATTCGCGCCGACGCACCATGACTACAACCCCTTCAATCCAGAGGCCGAAGATGTTCAGCGCACCTAGCCCTCCACCGCTTCCAGCGCCTCCCCCGCCACCACCCTCACCACCGATCTACGGAGCGGAACAGCCGAGGGGCGCATTGGGTGCGCCGAGACCGGGGCGAACCGGGGTCGGACAGAACCAAACGGTGCTCGGAGGAGCGCTCGCGCCGGGAGCACTCGGGGCTCCGGGACTGACAGGAGGAACCCTCCTTGGCTCTTGATCGACAAGTCGAGTTAGCGATGGACGCTATGCAGGCGTCGCATGACGCCATGCTAGGGCATATGGCCTTAATAAGAGAATCTATTCAAGGGATCGGCCATCCTCCTGACATTGTTGAAGAGAAGCCAGAAGGTGGATACACGGAACCTGGTGCCAAGCGATGGCAAGGCTTCGAGAGCCGATTCCCAAAGGACGTTATTGACCCAGAGAAGGCTAAGGGCACTCCAATAGAGCCAGGCACTGAAGTGCAGCCAGAGACTCCAGTTTCGCCTGGGTCGCAGGTCGCTGGCGACGTTGTCCCTATTCAGCGCAAGGAACCCATCCAGTTATGGAATGTGGAGAAGCCAGCTGGTTTCCAAACGGAGAGCCCGGAACATGCTGGCGCTGTGGCCAGTGGAGTACTCAGAGGCTCACTCCACATTCTTAAACCCACTCCAACGGAGGGTAAGTAATGGCAAAAGCAGGTAAGCATCCCGCGCACGCACACATCGCCAAGGCGAAACAGGCTATGCAGCAGCACCACGATCAGATCCAATCGATGCTGGACCAGGTCGCGCAGTCCCTGCCCCAAGACCAAGAACAGCCGCAGCAACCTGGCTTACCCCCACAGAAGGGTGGCCCTATGCCAGGCGGAATGTCGCCGTTAGGAGGTAAAGCCATTGGCTGAGCGCCTCGTAAACGTCAAGATCGACAATAAGCCGTACCAGGTCCATTGGCGGATGCCTGACGAGCCGACGCTGAAGCTACGTGAGCATGTGAATGGTCGCCTCATCGGACTTCGCACTAATCGCTATTCTTGGTGGGTTCATTGGCGCGAATGTGCTGATTATATTCTTCCTCGCCGTTACAAGTGGCTCATCACACCAAACCAAATGGCGCGAGGCTCTCCTATTAATCAGCATATCCTTGATAGTACTGGTACTCTTGCTGCTCGCAATCTTGCCGCTGGTTTAATGACAGGATGCACGGACCCAACGAAGTCATGGTTTCACCTGAAGATCGGCTACATCGATTCCACCCAGACCAACCCAATCTCACTGTGGCTGGCCGAGTGCGAACGCATCCTGATGATGGTATTCCAGGAGTCAAACTTCTATACTTGTATGGCGGTCCTATACTTCGACCTCGTAGTCTTTGGAACGGGAGTAATGGTTATTTACGAGGACTACGATGACGTCATTACCTGTTACAATCCTTGTCCAGGAGAGTATTATCTTGAAGCTTCTGACACAATTAAGGTCAACGCCCTATACAGAGAGTTCACCTATACTGTCTCTCAGGTCGTTGAGCGGTTCGGTATTGACAATGTCTCTCCAGCAGTCAGGGTCCTCTATAACATGGGAGGGGCATCTCTCACGCGAGAAATCGTCGTAGCGCACGCTATAGAGCCGAATAAGGACTATAGAAAGTTCGACATTCCTAGCCACTTTAAGTGGCGAGAGGTTTATTGGGAATGGGCGGGGAGCGCTGCACCGCAAGGGGGCGCGAGCTACTCTCCAGGTGTTCTATATAAGGGGGGTTTCCATGAGCAAAACTTCATTGCGCCTAGATGGGACATTGTCGCAAACGACGCTTACGGTCGCAGTCCTGGAATGGACGCTTTGCCAGATATTAAACAACTCCAACTTGAGGTCAAGCGAAAAGCTCAGGCTATTGACAAGCTTGTCAATCCTCCGATGGTTGCAGACATCCAACTCAAGAATCAACCAGCATCTCTCCTCCCAGGGGGTATGACCTATGTCGCGGGCCTCATGGCAAACTCCAGACCGGGTTTTGCACCTGTCTACCAGGTCCAGCCTCCCGTTAAAGAGATCATGGAGGACCTCAACGAAGTCCGCGAGCGAATCAAAGACATCTTCTTCAACAACCTCTTCCAGACAATCTCACAATTCGAGACGCGCTCTAATGTCACGGCTGCGGAGATCGATGCAAGACGAGCTGAGTCAATGATTATGCTCGGGCCAGTCCTCGAGCGGATAATCGGTGAAGGCCTGAAAATCGCAGTTAATAGGGCCTTCGAGATCGCCTCTCGGAGCGGAATCCTCCCGCCCGCTCCGAGCCAGGTGCAAGGGAAAGAGATCGAGATAGACTTCGTTAGCATGTTGGAGACAGCACAGAATGCGAGTCAAATGGCAGGAATCGAGAGAATCTTTCAGCTGGCTGGAAACCTCGCAGGTGTCGATCCGGCCGCCCTCGACAATGTTGACTTCGACTTCGGAATCCAGAAGGCGAGTTCACTTCTTCACAATGATCCAAAGCTTATACGATCTCCCGCTATGCTCGCCCAAATGCGCAAGCAGAAACAGGATCAAATGCAACAAGCTCAGTTAGCGCAGCATGCCGACACGGCGCAGAAGCTAGCGCAAGGAGCGCAGACGCTATCGCAAACCGATGTAGGTGGTGGTCAGAACGCTCTCCAAGCCATGATGGGAGAAATACCAGGTGCCGCTTGATCTTAATGATCCTCGGGTTGTTAAGGAACTGGAGAAGGCCCACAAGGCCTACACCAGCCAGGACGGTGATGTCCTGAAGAACCTGATGAAAACGATGGCAGGGCGAGCCTTCGTTTGGCGCAAGCTTGGCCCTATCCTATTTGGTTCTGCCTTCAACGAGAACCCTTACAGCATGGCCTACAACGTAGGTATCCAACGCCAGAGTGTCGCACTCTTTGGCGACATCTCAAAGTACTGCCCCGAAGAATTAACTCTAATGATGAGAGAAGCCCATGAGCGAGACGCCTCAATTGAGTCCGCAACCGAATCAGCCGGACGCCCGGACAGAGACAGGGGAGATCAAGGATCAGACGAGTACCAGCTCGATCTCTACCGCGATCTCGCCACCGGAAAAATCTCCGTCGAGTACGAGCCCGGCTCCGACGAAGCCTTCGGTTCTTAACGAGCCTCGCGCGCCCGCTCGGACTGGTGCCCCGGATTCATATGCGGAGTTTAAGGCTCCGGAAGGCTTCACGTTCCAAATCGATTCTGACCGCATGAAGGATGTCCACTCTACATTCAAGGAGTTAGGCTTGACTCAGGCGGAAGGACAAAGGCTCATGGACCTCTACGGTAAGGAAATCGCAGAGGCCGAGACGGCGCCATACCGTGTCTGGCAGGACCAGCAGGAGAAATGGCGATCGGAGATCCAGACAGACCCCGAGATCGGTGGTAAGCTGGATCAAGTCAGGGAAACCGTAGCGAGAGCTATCGATGGCCTTGGCGACCCTAAGCTAGCAAGGGAGTTCAGGGAAGCTATGGAGTTTACAGGTGCGGGGAATAACCCAGCGTTTATCCGCGCCTTCTATAAGCTTTCTCAAAAGGTCACTGAGGGCAAAGCTGCGGTAGGCGGACAACCTCTGCCAGCAGCTGCTCGACCAGGGGCCAGACCTTCCCTCGCTCAATCAATGTACCCAGGATTGCCCTCTGCGGGCTAGAAAGGAGTTAAGCTATGGCTACCGTAGGTTCGATAGCTCTTACCTACGCCGATTGGGCCAAGCGAATGGATGACGGCTACGAGGTCGCCGGAATCATCGAACTGCTCTCACAGACCAACGAAGTCCTTGAGGATATGTTGGTTATTGAGGGTAACTTGCCCACCGGCCACAAGACTACAGTACGCACAGGTCTCCCACAGGCGACTTGGCGCTTACTGAATCAGGGCGTCCCAAACGCCAAGTCAACTACCGCTCAGATCGTAGACACCTGCGGCAACCTCGAAACCTATGCCGTAATCGATAAGGATATTGCAGACCTGAACGGCAATACCGCCGAGTTCCGACTCTCTGAGGTCAAGGCGTTCCTTGAAGGCATGAGTCAACAGGTTGCCGCAACCATCTTCTACGGTAATCAGTCAACCAATCCAGAGCGTTTCACTGGCTTTGCGCCTCGCTACTCCACTAAAACTACAGCGAACGCCCAAACCGCAGTGAACGTTCTCGACGGTGGCGGAACCTCCAACACCAACACTTCGCTTTGGGTGGGGGTCTGGGGATCGGATACTTGTCATGCTACCTTTCCCAAAGGAAAAGTTACCGGGCTACAGCACCGTGATATGGGAGAGTGGCCGGTCCAAGATACCGCTGGTAACACTTACCAAGCCTATCGGGATCACTTCAAGTGGGAGATTGGTCTGGTCCTCAGAGACTGGCGTTATTGGGCGAGAGTTGCAAATATCGACGTTACTCAGCTCACCGGCGTCAGTGCGGCAAACCTTATTAACCTCATCATCCGCGCTCTGTACAGGTTACCGACTGCTCCAGCCTCGGCCACCACGATCCAGACCTCAGACACTCCAGAGGTCCGTGCGGATATGGGACGAGCCGTGATCTACTGTAAT